CGCACGTATGTCATCTATACCATAATCAAAGTAAATAATTAATGGTGCTTTTCCATAAGGTTTCCAAATAGATGATTTATACACTTCTACTTCTGTTTCAATCCCTACTACACGTTCGTATTTTTTACCTTTTATATTTACCGCCCTTTTGATTTTTGTAGGTGTAGAAAACCTCAAACGTAGACTTGCATAAAAACCAATAGCTTCACCACCAGGACTTATGTATTTCTGTCCATAAGGCCCTGCATTTTGGTTTACACGTACTTGGTTACTTGCCACCATCAAAATATTTTTAGTTGGAAATAAACGGCAGGTACGACGTAATTCTTCACTAAATTCCTTTGCCCTTCGCATACCCATCTTATCCCCCTCATCACTGCCCATTTCCATATCTGTACTTAGTGCAGCTAAACTATCAGTGAATACACCATTGATTTTATTTGGTGGTACATCCCACTTGCGTACAGCTTGAAATACTTGTGGTATTTTATCAGGTGTGTCATATTGCATCTCTTCTGGTTTTAAATCAAAAGTACGTGCAAATTGTTTATTCAAACGTGCTTCTGGATCGTGAAACATAACATTACCCCCCTTACGTTGAACATCACCCGCCATTTCACTTAGTAATACTGTTTTACCTGAACCACTCGGCCCAAATGCTTCAACAAGTATTTTAGTTGGTATCCCCCCACCATGTACCCGACCACCCGATATACATAAGTCAAGCAATGTTGAACCAGTAGAAACTACCATGTTAAAATCACCATCATGAGTTTTCTTACTTACTGGTTTATTAACCCTTTGCTGTACTTGTTTGCCAAGGGGTTTACTCACCACTCTCCTCTTTTTTATCATTTAATATTTCTATTATTTGTTCAACAACCTGCTTATCCATTCCATGAAAATTCAATTCTCTCATTAAGTTTGCACGAAACGTATTAAAATGTGTTCGCCTGCCTATTGGATTTCTCCAAGTTTCAAATGCACGATGTCCTATCATTTGAATTAAATCATCTTCATCGTATTCAGACTCTTTACACCATTGGTACAACAATTTTTTAAGTATTGTTGTTTTTGTAATCCCCTTTGCGTTACTATACAAATTGATGTATTGGTTAAGTCTATTGGGAATATAAAGTCCTAAGAAACTTACTTTACCTTCCCTTTTCTTGTTCTCTCGATATGACTTTTTAAGTATTGACATTATTTACGAAATTTTGCTTTACATTCTTTACGGAGTTCACAATCATCACAATCATCAAACTTATTATAATCAGTACCAAACCTATAACCATAAGGACATTTTCTGCTACGTGATTTTACCCTACGTCGTTGAGTTTGTTCTTCTTCCTCTTCTTCCTCTTCAACTTCATCGTCTTCCTCTTCTTCCTCTTCAACTTCATCGTCTTCAACTTCCTCTTCAACTTCTTCCTCTTCTTCCTCTTCTTCAAGCTCTTCTTGGAATTCAAAGAATTTTAATTTAAGTTCGTCATAACTTAAAAACTCAAAAATGGTATCAAGGTTTGGTACTTTATCAATTACACTCTCTTCATATTGTACTTTACGTTCTTCAAAGTCAAATCTTGTAAATTGAGCAAATTTGTGTCCATTAAAACTGTCCTCTGCAAAAACCACACGAACACTACAACCTTCTTCTACATCTGGAAAGTATTCAAACCTACCAAGTTCATCATCGTCAAGGTGTGATTTCATAACTTTTACAAAACCATTTTTATCAGAATCCTGCACATCAAATAACTTAATAGTTTTGTCCTTCGTTAATTTACCATTAATTTTTCTTATTATAACGGCAAACAAAACACGTGATTTAGGCCATAATGAATCGGCAAGTTCTTTATTTTCCGGGTCATTTGATTTGTAAAGTTTTGTGCGGTACTCACATATAGGACAAGGTTTGCCTATTTGTGAAGGGCACATAACAGTTTCATGTCCAACCCCAATATCTTTATGCACTCCAAATGGTCGCTTCCACCACGCAGTATCTACATCAGCAATATCACCATCGCGATCAGGATGATTAGGATCAGTCACCCAATAAGGCATAAAATCTATTACTACCTTTGTATCAATTTCTGGTGTAAAGATTTCTAAATCTTCACTTAATTTCAAATAACTATACTTTGAAATTGATTTTACACGGTTTGCATTCGCACTAATTTTATTAGTACCTTTAAATGAAGCCTTTCTTTTTTTCTTAGTCATAATTTTTAATTTTTAATTTTTTTTAACTCTCCTTAACTTCTTATTACTATTTACACCAGCATTTGTTTTTTCTCTACGTTTTACACTCAAATCTCTTGGTACTTTGGGACCTGCAAAATAGTTTTGCCCATATAAAGTGACCAAACTTTGTAAAGCATCCTTACGCTGTTGAACAGCTTTTGTAGCACCTTTGGCAATATTACATTCATATTGTGCTTCGATAAGCTCTTCCATCACATCTTTGTATTCATCTTGCATTTGTATTGTATTAAGTATTACTGTTTCAGTAATTTTTGCAATACCAAACTTTTCAGGGTCTTCCCTTATTTGCTTATCAAGTTCTGATTTTATATAACCAAGTTTTTCTTTAATTAAATCAACTTGTTTTAGTGCATCAGCCTCGTTGCGTGTGTATTTTAACATCAAATTTGGTTGTTCTAACCATTCAACATCCAAAGCTGTTTCATCAATATTCACATCTTTTTCGTAATTCATAATTTTTTAATTTTGCGTTTCTTGTTTTTAACTATAATAGACCTTTTTTGCACAAAAGGTGTTAACTCTGCTTCGGCTTTTTGAATAAGTTCCATAGGTTCTTCATCCTCTTTTATAGATTGACTATAACCTGCCTCTATTTTGTGACTCTCATAATTACCAAGATTCACAGTTCTTGAAACGGTTACCCATACTCTATCTTCCTCGTTTTTCTGCTTCATTTTTTTATTCTTTAATAGTTATCTTTATTTTAATTTTACCGGTTTTTAACTACTGAATAACTTGCACGCACAAGCCCTGGAAAGCCTATATTATAAAATGGTTCTTCAAATTCTTCCAATATTAAACCTGCTGTGACATTATCAGTTTTTGCCAACACCGCTGTCGCATAACCAAGTACAGCACGCCTAACATTTTCAACATCTTGCCCCTTCAAACCATTCACAACATCCTTAACATTCTTGTTCCATGTTAATCTATTATTCATTAAAGCACGACAAAGGGCAATACTTTCAGATTGTTCCTCAGCTGAACGCCTTGCAATTTTCAACCTGTCTTCTTCAGGTGTGTTCAATACTTGATTTAATATTTGCAAAGCGTTACGTGGATGTCCTTGGCTGTCTTGAATGATTTGATCTAAAACCTCTTTATCAACTTTATCATTTTCCTTACCAATCACATAATCAAGCAAACTTTGCATCTCATCATCTTCTAATGTACTTACTTTAAATTGACTGCAACGTCCACGTATTGTTGGTAGCAGGCTTTTTTCATTTGTTGTACATAGTATAAAATAAACCAAAGGTGGGGTATCCTCTAAAATTTTGAGGAATGCATTTTGTGCATCGGTTGTCATCTTATGTACTTCGTCCACTATATAAACCCGTACCCCACCACCTAAAGGTGTGTACTGACAATTTTTACGTATGTCACGTACAGTGTCAATCCCACGAAATTGTGCTGTATCAATCTCAATTAAGTTCTCCCTTGTACACTCTAATTTATTTGCTATGATGCGTGCAAGAGTTGTTTTCCCTACTCCGGTTGAGCCGTAGAAAAGTAAAGTTTGTGGGAATTTACTTTTGTCGCGTAACATACCCTTTAGTGTTGCAATAATCTCTTTGTTACCATACATACGTTTGAATAACGTAGGGCGGTATTTTAAATGCAAGCTCATTATTTTAAATTTTAAATGATTCTTTTTCAGCCCAGCTACCATCCACGGGGCAAATTTCTGCATCTATTTCTAATGGTACTGTAATCCAACTCCAATGTTGCCGTACATCATTGCACATTATACATTGCATAACTTTAATAACTTTATCCAATTCACCTGGGTTTACATCAAGC